TGCTGTCAGCGACGGGGTTAAATATATCCTGCTCGACCGCATTCAGCCATATCAGGCCGTGCGGGAGGTGTCGCCGTGATTCCCGATATTGAGATTCAGGACACCGAAACCGCTCAGGCCCCTTCAAAGACATGGAAGCTTGACCTTGATAATAGCCGCATATCGGGATTTGTTGACGGACTTGACGCAGTCATACAGTCCGCCGCGATGGCAATTCAGACGGAACGATATGAGCATTTGATTTTTTCATGGCAGTATGGAAGCGAGCTAAGCACGCTGGTCGGCAAAGACGCCGACTATGTGAACAGCGAAGCAAAAAGAATGATAACGGATGCGCTGAGCACGGATACCCGAATCACGGGTGTCCGTGATTTTTCTATTGAAAACGGTGTGATCCATTTTACGATGGACACAATTTTTGGCAGTCGGGCCGCACAGACGGAGGTGACGTCATGAAAAGCTTTGAAGATTTTATGAGGGAAATGCTGGATAACATCCCGGACAATCTGAAAAATCAGGTTGACACACGGGAAGGAAGCCTGATCTATACTGCTCTGGCTCCTGTGGCCACACAGCTTGTCGAGCAGCAATTCTACGCCGACAACATTCAGAATGCCACCATGCCGGATACCGCGCTTGGAGATGATCTGACGCGCCGCTGTGCTGAACACGGCGTTAACCGATACGCCGCAACCAGTGCAATCCGAAAGGGGATGTTTACTGCTGCAGACGGCAGCCTGATGGACGTTCCGGTCGGCTCCCGGTTTGGCGCGGACGGGATTACCTATACCGTTGCCAACCGGATATCAGCCGGAATTTATCAACTGCAATGCCAGCAAGCCGGCGTCGTTGGAAACAGCTACTTTGGCGCTCTGCTGCCGATTGATAACATCGCGGGACTTGGCACGGCGGCACTTTCAGAAGTGCTGACAGCCGGCGAAGAGCAGGAATCCGATGACGAGCTGCGCGCAAGATTTTATAAAGAGGTCAACGAGCAGCCGTTTGGCGGAAACATTGCCGACTATGAGCAGCAGATTCTGCAGATATCCGGCGTTGGAGCCGTAAAGGTGTTCCCCACGCCGAACGACGAAGGCGGAAAGGTTCAGTGCGTGATTGTCGCGCCGGAGAACAAGCCGGCAAGCGAAAGCCTGATCCAGACCGTGCAGAATATGATTGACCCGGAGCCGCATGGAAAGGGTTACGGACTGGCTCCTATCGGCCACTGCGTGACAATTTCAACGGTGTCGGAATTTCTGATCAATGTGTCGGTTTCACTGGCACTGAAAACCGGCGTGGAAATATCCGGAATACAGCCATCCGTGGAAGCCGCAATCAGGGGGTACCTGTCGTCTTTGGCGTTTCAGGACAGCATTATTCGGACGTCTCGCGTGGAAGCGGCTGTCCTGTCAGTAAACGGAATCGCCGACGTATCCAATACGCTGCTGAATGGCAGCGCGGGCAACATCACCCTTTCATCGGCTTTTGACAATTATCAGATTCCGGTCGCCGGCAGTGTGACTATAACGGAGGACACCAATGTATCAGTATCTTGACTACCTTCCGGAGTATCTTCGGACTGTAAAAGATTTTCAGGCCCTGGGCGGCGCGGCTGATCCGCAGACAGATAACCTCCTTCAAAAAGCTAAACAGGTTTACCAAAATCAGTTTATTTTTTCAGCGGATCTCGCAACGATTGAACGATGGGAACAGCTTTTCAATATTGCCGGCTCCGGCACGCTTTCCGAGCGCCGGAAGCTTGTCGCGGCAAAGATACAAGCCAACAGCATTATTAACGGGTCGGCTCTGCTGAATCTGATTGAAAAGCAGTCCGGAGTTTCCGCACGGCTTGAAGTCGCACCGGAACAATATGAATTCACCGTTTACCTTTCAGCACTGCCGTCAGAAGCAATTCCCCATAAAGCAATTGTCGGCCTGGTCGATCAGGCCAAGCCGGCTAACATGGTCTTTCACTTGAACTACGAACAGGGTGCAGGTGGTCAATTCTATTTTGGCGCATTTATGCAGTTAGGTAAAACTTTGGAAATAAGGCAGGTGACCTAAGTGTGGCTATAGAAAAATTCTATCTGACGGCGGCGGGAGAAACGCTGCTGGCAAAAGCTCAGATCGGGCAGAAACTCAATTTTTCCAAAATGCAGATCGGTCAAGGAACTCTGCAGGACGGCATTGACGTTACCGGCCTTCAGGGGCTGATTGATCCGATTAAGGACATTCCCATCATGGGTATGGAAACCGCAAATAAAACCGCAAAAGTAAAGGGATATTTCAGCAATCAGGGAATCTCCGTGCCGTTCTACTGGCGGGAAGTTGGTCTCTTCGCTGACGATACTGACCTCGGGACAGTACTGTATGCCTACGGGTATGCAACCATCAGCGCAGACAGGATACCGACCTACAGCGTCAGTCCCACTGAATTTACGTTCATCATGGCTGCTCTGGTCGGAAATGCGGCCAACGTCACCGCTACCATTGACGAAAGCCTGATCTTCGTTCCAACCAGCCGCAAAATCAACGGAAAAAGCCTGGCCGCCGATATTACCCTGACCGCCGAAGACCTGAATATTCCGCAGGCAGACACCGGTCATTTCGGACTGGTTAAACTTTCAGAGGATTTCAAACTCGACGCTGATGGGGCGCTGGTGGTCAATAAAAGCAAAATTGGAGGGGGCGGATCGACTGTGCCAATTGAACTGGAGGAAAACAACGCAACGGCGGCGATGGAGCTGCCGATAAAATTCAACGAGGCCGGCGAAGTTGTTTTCATCGATGACGGCACCGGAACCGGGATCATTTCATTGCAAAGCATCGGCGGCAAACTGGAGTTTGTCGCACAAAATATTTTATAAGGAGATTGGCCATGAACATTATTTTAGCACCCAAGTCGTATGTGGACGCGCAAACTGTCAATAAGTTCTCAGTTTACGGATTTAATTCCGACACTGGAAGCGCTCCGGAACAGGTAAGCAATGTCAACGGCATACCCGCTGCATCATTCAAAGCGGACGAAGACCGTGAGCTGCTGATGGAAACTGATTGGGCGCAGCGCATCGATATTCCCGTATCGCTGGAATACTACATGGATTCCGAACAAAGCGCGCAGAAAATAAGCCTGCAGCTCGCGTATAGCTTTGACGGAGCGGCTTTCGTCTGGCTGAACGCCGAAACCATAGACGCTCCTTCCGACAATGTTATTCACATAATGGCGTTTACAAATCCAATTCCCGCTTTGGCAATCCCCGCGGGGGGCAGTCACACGCTGCGGATTAAAATTCGGCGCGTAGGATCAAGCGAAGCGGATACGCACAACGGCGGCTTCTGCCTGACAGCGGTCAAATACTACAGGGCAGCATAGGGGGATAAAAATGATAAATACTGTATCGGCTCAATATTCTGATATCGCATGGGACGTCACGCCCGAAGCGGCAGACGGAAAGCTGAAGCTCCCCGCAGCCGAAGTTCAGGTATGTGATGTTACATACCCGATGCCGGCTGCGGAATTCGATCTGAAGGACGGCGTGGTTTATCTTACTCCCAGCGGTTATATTTTTGTTGCGGATGAGGATGGACAGCCTTCCAATTTGGAACACTTTCCGAACCGTCAGAATTATTGGGTGTGTGCCGTTCATATTGTGGACGGAAAAGAAGATATTTTAGTTTTAAAGGCGGTGCTTGCGGAATGATTATTATGGGAATTAAAAAGAACGTATCACCGGAACCACCCGTGGAGAATTATGCTATAAATAGTGACGGCGTTGAAGTCTTTGCAAGCCTATGGCAGCGAAAGCACTGGAAGGATAACCCTCACACGCTTTCCACTGTGCAGGGGCTGGCCGTGGAAACAATCGCGGCGGGGAGTCAAAGCGCGAATATTTACAGCACCGGCGGTGCGCTGACCGGTAGTATCAGCAAAACGGCGATGGTCAAAATCGGAGTAAATTACCACCTTATCGCTGCCGGGGGAACGGCAGCTGGAAATAAAGTCCCTGTTTCGATTTATCCTCCCGCTCCAACTGGAGGATATGCAGACGGAACTCAGGTTGAATTCTGCGACTCCTCTCTCGAAGTGCATGATTTCAACTTGGGAAGTAATGCCTGGGTGTATCAGCCTGGCTTCCGCGCGTATCAGCTGATCAATCCATCCAATTGCGGCTACGCCAACAGGCCGAAAGGCTTCTTTGTAAAAAGCCGCCCATCCGGGACGGAAGGGACAGACTACAACGTGGTCATGTTTCATCCTTTCTATGCGGCAAAATATCAGATGGCCGAATCGGATTCCACGGCTTCTTCACAGGGTTCCAGCGGTGTCGCGGTATCAAAGCAGGGAGTTGTTCCCTGGGCAACAATCACATATGATGATGCCATAACAGCGTCCGCAAAAACAGACGCTGTGAGCGGAAAGGATATTTCCGCTCGGCTGATCCGCGATGACGAATGGGTTTCGCTTGTGGTCTATGCGCAGCTGCTCGGCCCTGATGTATTCGGCAGCAATCGATGGGAGCCGTTCGGCAATAACAGTTCGCTGAAGGATGCGGACGATACCGGAATAACCTTTACGGCTGATCCTATTACTTCTGGCCGTGCGCTTACCGGAACCGGTGTCAAATCAGCGTGGAAGGCCGGGCAGAACCTGACATCTCACACTGGCCGTGTCAACGGAGTATATGACCTAAACGGCAACGTTTACGAATGGACGTCCGGATTCAAGCTGAAGGTTGGTTCCAGCGGCCACGGTTTTCTGTTTGTTGACGAACAGGATACGGGCCTTCAGTTCCCGAGCGGGTGGAGCGGCAGCTATGTGACTGAGTTGAATACCGATCCAAAGGTGGCAAAGCACGCGCTTGCCGGTGCCGGAAACACTACTGGGCGGGCCGAGTTTGGCTTCGACACTCAGTATGAAGGAACTTCGGCTAATACGGAGTATGTGTCCTATCGCGGCGGCATTTGGAGCTACACGTCCTCTGCCGGCTCGTTCTTTCTGAGCCTGAGCTACACCCGTGCGTATTCGAGTGCGTACCTCGGGTTCCGCTCCGCTTTTGAAGTCTGATCCCTGAAACTCTGTATTCTGAACACCCGGCGACAGCCGGGTGTAGATTTTTCAAAAAATAACGTATTTGGTTATAAAATAACATTTTGATATATTTTCACAGAATGGTGCTATAATCTATCGCATACGGTGTTTTTATAACGGACGGTGTTATTTTGGAGAGCTTGAAAATACTGCAGAAGGTCTATGATATGATTCAATACGGATATGGCGCGCTGGCACAATTTCCAAAAGCGGAAAAATTCGCGCTGGCCGCTGACATCAAGCGCTGCCTTGATCTGATTCTGGAGCGTGTCATTGAGGCCAGTAAAAAATATTACAAAAAGACCACGCTTCAGGAGCTTGACGTGGAAATCACAAAGCTGAAAGCGTATTTGAGGCTTTCCCAAGACCTTGGCTTCCTGCCGTTCAAAAAGTATGAAATATGGTCGGGAATGGCCGTTGAAATCGGCAGGATGGTTGGGGGCTGGATCAAATCCGTCAGTCAATCGGGAGCAGGCCGTTAGTGTCCTATCGCGGCGGCAATTGGAGCAACACGTCCAATGCCGGCTCGTTCTTTCTGAACCTGAGCAACACCCGTGCGAATTCGAGTGCGAACATCGGGTTCCGCTCCGCTCTACCCCAAAAGTCAGATGCTTCAGACTTACGGGTCTGATCCCAGCACCGGGGATAAAGGGGCCTGCTTCCATGCCGAAAGGCAAAAAAACGTGTAATTGTGTATGCCGATATTAGCGCCAGCGAATTCCGCAAAGCACAATAATCTTTTTATCTGCGGAGAGAGAATAAATGAAACACTTCAAAAATCTATACCCAAAAATTTATGACTATGAAAACCTGCACCGTGCTTATCTCTCCGCCCGGAAGAACAAACGGTATCGTCCTGAAGTTCTCTCTTTTTCCGCTAATTTGGAGGAAAACCTGATTGAGCTTCAGAACGAACTGATTTATCATTCTTATAAAGTCGGCAGATACCGTGAATTCTATGTTTATGAGCCAAAGCGCCGGCTTGTAATGGCGCTCCCCTTCCGGGACAGAGTCCTGCAGTGGGCTGTTTACCGGATCGTCAATCCCCTTATTTCAAAGGCCTATATTTTAGACAGCTATGCCTGCATCCCTGGGCGCGGCGAATTTTCAGCTATACAGAGGCTTCAGTACTGGATCAGGCTTGAGTGCAAGACACAGCAAATGTACTACTTAAAGCTTGATATGGCTAAATTTTACTACCGGGTGGATCATAAGGTTCTTCTTGAAATACTGGACAGAAAAATAGATGATCCAGACCTGATGCAGCTGCTTCGGATGATCATTGACAGCGAGGATACGCCTTTCGGGCTGCCGCTTTGCGGAGACCTGAAGGAAAGTGCCCGGCTGTTCGATATCGGAATTCCAATCGGAAATCTTACAAGTCAGATGTTCGCTAATCTGTACATGAATGAGTTGGATCAATTTGCAAAGCGCACACTGCGGGTACGGCGCTATATTAGGTATATGGATGACATTATAATATTGTCACCGAGCAAAGAACTGCTTCATCATTATAAAACCGTTTTGGAAAAATTCATCAACGGAAAACTTCATCTGGAATTGAACCAAAAAACAGCTATTCGTCCGTGCAGTTTGGGAATCGACTTTTGCGGCTATAAAATCTGGCCGGATCATATTAAAATTCGTAAAAGCACGGCTTTACGGATGAAGCGCCACCTGAAGCTTGTGACAAAGCAGTACGCTGAAGGTCAGATCAGCCTCGAAAAATCGAATGAAATTTTTACAAGTTATTTTGGCTTGCTAAAGCATTGTAATAGCTACCGGCTGCGAAAGAAAATCTCAGAAACGTATGTGTTACAGCGAAAAGATTAACAGTGAAAATTGGAAGGGCAGCACCTGAAGGGTGCGGCTCTTCTTATTTTATATCATTTTTCAGGAGGTACAGAAATGTTTCAATTAAAAGGTTTGGATGTATCCAAGCACAACGGTGTGATCGACTGGGAGCAGGTTGATCTTGCCGGCTATGATTTCGTTCTAATCAGGGCCGGATACGGCAACTCTGCGGATCAAAAAGATGCTCAGTTTGATTACAACATGAAAGGCGCGATTTCGCGCGGTATGCACATAGGAGCCTATTGGTTCAACTATTGCCGCTCTACCGCCGAGGCCGTGACAGAGGCACAGGTATTCAAACAAATTTTGCAGCCTTATATTGGTCATATTGATTTTCCGGTTTCTCCGGATTTTGAGTATGACAGCATCCGGTACTTCAAAGAGAAGATGGGAACCGATCCTACTAATACCCTTATTACTCAGATGATGCAGGCATTTATAGGAGAAATGAAGGCCAGCGGCTGGTTTGTCAATTTCTATACCAACCTCGACTTCATCCGTTCCGGACGCTTCAGCGATGAGCTGCGCAATTCCGTTGATCTTTGGCTGGCAGATTACAGCGGCGGCCCTGATTTCCCCTGCGGCATTCAGCAGACCGGAAGCACCGGGAAGGTACCTGGAATCAGCACAAATGCCGATATTGACGTCGCTTATAAAGATTATCCGTCAATCATTCGTGCCGCTGCTAAGAACGGCCTGAAGCCTTCCGCAGCGCCGGCACCGACAAAAACTGAAACAGTCGGCGGCATCGGTGTCGGAACCAAGGTTCAGTATAGCGGCCCGCTCTATGCGGACAGCTATGGCAACGGTGAAGGCAAGACGGTTTCCGGTACATTCTCCATCCAGCGTGTCGTCAGTGGCCGTAAGTGCGGGATTCTCTTTCCCCTCGGTTGGGTTCCGGCCAATGCCTGCAAAGTAATTTCGGTCACTACGGCGGCTCCGGCTGTCCCTTCAAAAGTCGTGGTCAAGGCTGGAGGTAAAGTTCAGTACAGCGGCCCACTTTACGCTGACAGCTATGGCAATGGAAAAGGCAAGACAGTATCCGGAACATTCTCCGTTCAGCGCGTTATCAGTGGCCGTAAGTGCGGCGTTTTGCTCCCTACCGGATGGGTGCCCGAATCTGCTTGTAAGCCGGTTTGAAACCGTTTCAAACGGCTTTAAAGGGGGTGGTTAAAATGTAGCAACATTTAAAATGTATCAACCAATCCAGATTAGCCGGATATTCCGGTAGAAAGAGGTTTATTATGAAAACAAAACTTACATCAAGAAAATTTTGGATGGCTCTGGCGGCTCTTATCGT